ATCCTCTTATACTAATGTAGCTCCTCTTTTGGCTCCCCCAATGGCTGTGGGCATTATTCAACTAGCTTAATATTAGCTAATAACTTAATTATCTAAAGAGGGGTCAACAAAAATTGACCTCTTTTTTTTTTACTTATCTTTGTTTAAAAGAATAACAATGATAAATTCTGTACGGAATACAGTTTTAGCAATAATTAATAAAAACAATTACGGGTATTTATCTCCTAATGATTTTAACCTCTTTGCTAAACAAGCACAATTAGATTTGTTTGATGAATATTTTTTTCAATATAACCAGCAAATAAATGACGAAAATTCTAGGATGTCAGGAACTGGGTATGCAGATTTAAAGAAAGGGTATGAAGAGGTAATAGACACTTTTTCTTCAACAGGAAGTCTAGCTCAAACATACACCAGTCAGACTATCGTTGCGTCAGGAACAACAACTGCAATAGGAGGAGGGAATAGTCAAATTATAGATGCTACAGCAAATTTTACTGCCGAAATGGTTGGTGATATAGTTTCAATAACTATAAACAATGTAGTGTCAAAAGTTTGTGTAACCGCATTTGTTTCAACAACAACAATAACAACTGAGTCAACTGCTATAACAACTTTTAGTAATACTTATAAAATATCTAAAATTACTGATGCACCTCAAGGTGTTAACAATGCATATATACTACCAAGCACACCTACCACGGGGTTTGATTATTACTTATTAAATAAGCTTTTGGTATATAGTTCGATAACAGCAACAGGAACAACAACAAGTTTTGTTACAGCTGGCAATCAAATAATAGATACAGGCGCTGCGTTTACCTCTTCTTTAGTGGGAGATAAAGTTTCTTTTATACTTAACAACAATGTTGTAACCACTGCGTTAATTATTGGTTTTACAAACGCCTCTACCATAACAATTGATTCTACAAGTATTATTTATTCTTGTATATCTTATTCAATATATAAAGAATCTAATCTTAATAATGAAGCGGAGCTTGTTAATAATAGTAAAATAACTATGTTAAATAATTCTTTACTTACAGCTCCAAATTTAACCTATCCAGCTTACACGCAAGAGGCAAACAATATTAGTTTGCACCCCATAACTATATCCACTATGGGACAAGTGATTGCTCAATACATAAGATATCCGAAAGATCCGAATTGGACCTTCACAACTATATCTAACGGAGATCCTATATTTGATCAAAGTCAACCGGATTATCAAGATTTTGAATTGCCTTTAGATGACGGAAACGATTTGGTTTCAAAAATATTGCAGTACGCAGGAATATCAATTAGAGAAGGGGATGTATTTAAATTTGGTCAAGTTGAAGAACAAACTCAAAATCAAGAACAATAATTATGGCTTACATAGATCAAAAAAAATATTATACTAATAACAGTGTCACCCCAACAGATTTAAATTGGGGCTCTTATCAGTATGTTAGTTTAACAGATATTGTCAATAATTTTCTTTTAATGTTTGATGGGAATCATTCTTTAGTGAACAATGAAGAGAGGTTTAAGATTTTGTTTCATGCTAAAAGAGGTATACAGGAATTAAACTATGACGCCTTTAAAGAAATTAAATCATTACAACTTACTGTATATTCTGATTTACGCTTTGTATTGCCTTCTGATTATGTAAACTGGGTTCGTATTTCTTTATTTAAAAATAATACCATCCGACCTCTATTAGAAAATATACAAGTTCAGTCTGCACTTTCTTATGTACAAACCGCAACAGCTGATTTTACATATGACGTATCTGACAATGTAAATCTTCAAACTTCAACTTTAGATTCTTCTAGAACAGATGGATCGTTAAATAGTATTTACTTAAACCAGGCTAATTTAGACCAAGATAATAATCCGCCTTATAATGAAGATTTTTACACTACAAATATAGGGGCTCGCTATGGTTTAAATACTGAAACCGCAAACATAAATCCTACGTTTACTATAGATAAAAAAGCAGGAGTCATAAATTTTAATTCTACTATGGCAAATGAGCAGTGCATTTTAGAATACATATCAGATGGTATGGAGGGGGGAGATGATTCTTTAATAACGCTAAATAAATTATTTGAAGATTATATTTATGCTTATATTAAATACGCCATATTAAACAGTAAATTTGGAGTACAAGAGTATATAGTAAATAGAGCAAGAAAAGATAAAACAGCATTGCTACGTAATGCAAAAATACGTTTAAGTAATATTCATCCTGGAAGATTGTTAATGAATATGAGGGGTCAAAACAAGTGGATAAAATAAAATGGCAAGAACGCAAAGGAATTTTATTGCTGGTCGGATGAATAAAAGCCTTGACGAAAGGCTTATACCAAATGGCGAATATGAAGACGCACTCAATGTAAGGTTGGGGTCTACCGAAGCGTCAGAAATTGGATCTGTAGAAAACTCAAAAGGAAATACAAGACTCACTGAGTTATTTTTTTTAGATCAAACTGCTTTAAGTACTAGCGCAAGAGCTATAGGGGTTTACGAAGATAGTGCTAACGAAACAATATATTGGTTTGTACACGACCCATCTTTTACTTTGTCGGATACAGGGAAATGTGATATGATTTGTTCTTTTAACACTACTACGGCTCAAGTAACGTACCATGTAGTAAGTACCGATGATGGAACAGGGATATTGACAACGTTAAATTTTAATCCTATAAATTTAATTACCGCTGCTGATATGGCGGGAGACTTGTTATTTTTTACTGATAATTTTAATCCTCCTCGTTTTATAAATATTAAAAACAATTATGCAGAGCCGTTATTAAATGGATTACCTCCTGTAACTCAAACAGGATTATGGAGATTTAAAGCAGGTAAATTTGTTTTAGGCGTATCTACATTTTTAGGATTTCATCAAGGGACTATTGAAGGTTGTCCTGTACCACTCGCCCCTTTTGGTCAGGGAGTGGCACCAACAACAACACAAATATTATTACCGGGAATAGATTGTTATACATCTGGAACGACACAATATACAAAAGGATATGGCATACAGGGTATTAATTCAGCCCAGGGTTTAGCGCTTACGCAGTTTTCAACAGAATTAAGCACTGGTGTAACAACGATAAGCCTAATTAACACAAACACAATAGGAAATCCTGGGGCATCAGGAATATCTGGTACTATTGTAGGAGATGACGGAACTTCAGGAACTTGGTCAGGATCATATGTGATAGGCACTTCGTATGCTGATGGGAACTTTGATCCACAACAACCTGAATCAACAGGAACAGTAAGTTTAACTGGAATAACATTAACGGAAAACGTAACTTATACTATATCATAATGGCTTCATATATAGATCAATTTTCCGCAGAGTCAATAATGGTAATTAAAAAACCACCGGCGGCGGCGCCTTCTATTGTTCCTTTTATCACGGCAACTAAAAATAATTTCGTAGAAGAAAGGTTTATTTGCTTTGGCTATAGATACCAGTATGCAGATGGAGAGTTTTCTGCAACCTCTCAATTTAGCGAGCCGGCTTTTACGTCCGGGACTTTTAGGTTTAGCACGGGAAGCTTTCTTAATGAAGGAATGCTAAATACTACAAACGCTACTCGAATAACATATAACACTGGGGGACCTTTAGTAAAATCAATTGAAATACTATTTAAGGAGCTTACTGATCCTACTATTAAAATTATCGAAAGCTTAAATAAAATAGATTTAGGGTTAGGTAATAACGCTTTAGCTGTTTATACTTTTAATAATCAAAAAATATTTAGCGTTCTACCCGAGTATGAAATATTAAGAGCCTATGACAACGTACCTCTAGTTGCGAAAGCTCAAACATTAATGGGAAACCGTATGGTATACGGTAACTACGTAGAGGGTTATGATTTAGTAGATCGATTTAATAATGCAGTACAGTTTAACTATTCAGCAGATCATAAAGTAGAGGAAATAGGGTTAACAAGTTTAGTCAGCTCAAGAGTAGATGGTACTTACCTTTTAGGTAGTAGTGTTACTATACCTCAATCTAAATTAGAAATGATATTAAATCCTTTAGACTTGGTACAAGGATCGTCACTTCAAATTACCGTACAGCTTCAACATTATTCTTTTGCCGGGCAAGCTCCCTTTCCTACGGAAACAACTATAGCAACGACAATTAATTTTAACTATACTCTTCCTCAAGCTTTTTCTTCTGTTTACGCTTTATCACAAAGCTCAGACTTTGTGGCTAAAATAGGAACATCAGCAAATATACAAACTGTAGCTAACGCTTGTAATGGAGCAACTTTTACAGATATATTTAATTGTTCTATTCCTGCTCAACTTGATTCTTTTATAAAAAACGCTAGTGGAATAAGCGCTATAAACCAGCCCATAGCTATAACATCTGCACCTAATTCAAACGCAATTACACTACAATTCCCAGTTATGCAGTTTGTTGATAATGTGATTACGCCAACACAAACATTTTATGAGTACTACACCTTAACTTTTGATAGTATAGAATACACGAAAGTTTCAAACAATTATTCTTTGCATAGTAACCGGGGTTATGAAGTTGGAATAGTATACATGGATGAATTTAACAGAGCGTCTACTGCTTTAGTAAGTCCTTTTAATACTGTTCATATTTCATGTGGAGATTCGGCATTCAAAAACTCCATACAAGTAACGATCCCTGGAGGAAGTGTAACTCCTGCTCAAATAGCTCCATTCTGGGCAAAGAGATATAAGTTTGTTATTAAAGCTGATAGAGATTCTTATAACACAATATATACAAATATTTACTTTGAAGACCCTGATGGAAATGTTGTTTATTTTTTACTTGAGGGAGAAAATATAAAAAAAGTAGAAGAGGGAGATAGGTTGATTGTTAAAAGAGATACAACTGGTCCGAGGCAAAATTGTACTTTTACAACAGTTTTAGAAAAAACCACGCAACCACCAAATTTAAAAATTCAAGATCCTTTACAACCAGCTGATCCTGACGCTTTAATTGTTATTCCGTCAGGTGTGTACATGAAATTAAATCCAAATAATTTTATAGTAAACAATGAAGAAACAGCCGGAGGCAATATAGTAGAAGGGCCTCTAATAACAGTAATAGCAAGATCGGCAGGGACTTATGGAGTTGCAGCTGCTGCTATAACCGTACCAAATCCAGTGGGAGCGGGAGCTACCCGAAATATTGATTATACCGTCCCTGCTGGGAGTATAGTTAAAATTGAATATTCTACCCGAAGAAATGGTAAGAATAATAAAATGGAGCAGTTGGCGTATGATTTAACATTAGAACTAGAATCTACAAAAGACTACGATAACTTCAAAGATTTTTTTGATGGCGACAACGTATCTTCTTTACTAGACACTGGTGAGTCTTGTAATGGATGGCCAAGAAATTCCTGTAATTTCAGCACCTATTTAACTTCTTATGACAACACATATGAATCACCTCCTACTACAGGAGCTCCAAAAACTATAATTAGACCAGGTGACCCGCAAATAAATGCCGCATTTGGAACATTATTTTTTAGGTTTTATGAGGACACGAGTAATGGAGTAAAATACCTAATGGCTACAGGCGCAGAGTCTGCGGGAAATGGTGTAAATCAAAAAACGTTTACCACTTTAAGGATAGAAGTTGTTAGAGCAGAAACAGCTATAGTATTTGAAACTTTACCACTAGATGCATTGCCAGACGTGTGGTACGAGAACAATTTATCTTTACCTATTGATAGTCAAGGGCAGCATGAAGGAAATGTTCAGAATCAAATTATCGACTTTCAAAACACCGGAACCATTACACCTCAAGCCGCTATTATTGACACAGGGTTTTCTAATTGTATTGCTTTTGGAAACGGTATTGAAAGTTATAAAATTAGAGATTCCATTAACGCAAAAACATTAAACTTTGGAAATAGAGCAACTACGACTTCCGCTCGTCTATATAAAAAAGCTCATAGATTTGCGGACTTGACATACAGTGGCATATTCAATGATGAGTCAAACGTAAATAAGCTAAATGAATTCAATGTAGGATTACTAAACTTCAAGCCGCTTGAAGACTTATACGGCCCTATAGAAAGGCTTCACGCTAGGCGAACAGATATTTTAACCTTGCAAGAGGACAAGATATCCTACGTTCTGCAAGGAAAAGATATTTTAACTGACGCTTCAGGAGGCGGCGCACTAACCTCTGTACCTACCGTTTTGGGTCAACAGATTGCAAGAGACGAAGAGTTTGGGATAAGTAATAATCCTGAAAGTTTTGCTGTATATGGAGCAGACAAATTTTTTACTGATGCAAAAAGAGGCGCGGTTTTAAGATTGCGTGGAGGAGAGTCTGGTCCAGAAGCGTTATCCGTTATATCAGAATCGGGTATGAGAGGATGGTTTAGAGACTTCTTTATTGACACAATAGGCAATCAGAAGCTTGGAGGTTATGATCCTTATATGAATGAATTCGTATTGGCCTCTAATGCCGAAAACATTCCTGGATTTACAAATTGTTTACCTTGTGGATTAACTGAAAATGTGTATGTAAACCCAGGACAAGAAACAATATATTGTGTTAACGTTACTCAAGAAATTGGAACTGTAGCAATAAACTATGTTATACCAAACGCTGTAGACGACAATATTATTACAGAAATTAACACCCCTACCACAGGCACAGGGTTACAACAAATTGTTACTCAACAAGATCTTCCTATTGTTACTGAAGAAACAAACACTGGTATTGGGTATACAATTGAAGCTATCTACAATAACGTATCTTACACTACGGGATTAGTTTTTGTTAGCGGTACGCTGTTTGTAAACAAAAACATTGTTGATGCTACGCAAGTAATATTAAGGATAACAACAGACTCACTTTCTCCCGATACGATACAAGTAACGACAGAGTGTCCAGCAGAAAACCTATTGACAATATATAATATAGCAATAACGAGTAGTAACGAAGCCGGTCAGTTTATTCATAATCAATATTCATGGACTGATAATACTTTTACCTCCCCACCTCATTCAAAACAAATAACATTTTCCTCCGACACGTCGTCTAATCCTATTGTTTCACAATATGACACAGTAATAGGACCACTGGGCTCAGGAATAATACCTAATGAAGGGGCATTAGTAAATATTATTAGTAATAAGATAGATACCGACAATTATGTCTTTGACGCAACAACAAATAAATTTAGGTATTTACGAACAAACACTTTATATAACAACATATCATTTGATATTGTATCGTTATTAGGAGCTTCTGCAATAGCAACTCCTATTGTTACGACGGGAGATAAACACTCAGCTCAATTTGCAATGCCAAATAATACAGGTGACAAATTGTATTTAATATGGGACTACAGAAAGCCAACACAGGTTTTATTAAACGTAGACAACACCGCATACAACGCTTGTTGTAACAACGTGCCAGTTGGACCAGTAATTCAATGTAATGTCGGGACAGGTTTTAGTGGAGGAATAGCATATCCAGACACACAAGTTATTGAATTAGGCTCAACAACAGGCGTAGTAACCCTAACCTTTCAAGCGTTTAGTGTTCCGGATAGATTTACATTAGAGTTTGATGGTGTGGTAGTTCTGGACACAGGATATAGAGGAAGCACTGCTAATCAAGGTTTATTAAATAGCGCATTAGCAGCTCTAGGAGCGCCAGCTGCAACAATAACATCACCTGGAAACGGAACAGCAACTTTTAATAAAACAACAACAACGCAGACGGCAGTGTTAAAAGTTTATGCACCAATAGCATCTACAGCATGGAATGCTACAGTAAGTTGCCCAGTATAAAATAAAAAAATTATGGCAGTAGGAACATATTATTTTGACACCGCAACTTTTGCAAACGCAACTACGGTTTATACTGACTTAGCTTTAACTTTGGTTGCCCCAAACGGATTTTATTCTGATGACACTATAGTTAGAGAGCAAATTAATGGACAGCTGCAAGTAGCGGAAACTTGTGACTGTGCCGGCATGCCGGTGTCACCATCAATATTTACTGTTACTCAAAACGTATCGAATGGAATTACGGGGGTTTTAGGGGTAGATTATACTTTAAGTGGAAATGGATATGATGGAGCTAATCCAGCAGGACCACTTACTCAGTCTGGCCCAGAATTAACTTTGTACTCATTTATAATTGACGCTACCCCCGCCGCGGGGTTGCAGTTTTCAGTAGGGGCTCCCTTTAGCGCTACCAACCCAAATGGTTCAATTCCTGCTTCGGACACAACCGTAACAAATACCCTTGCGGGAACTATTGAGCCTATTCCAACGCCGGTCGTTTCTAGTTTTTATTACAGGCTAACTCCGTGTTTCCCTTGTGACACAAACGAATACAGATATATAGGTCCGGATACAGTAGGGCCTGGAGATCAGCAACGATTTTTAGATCCTAATTCTGGATGTTATTACAAATATGTTCCAGGAGGCTTTACAAACCCTCCTGCGGTGTTTATAAACGAAGATCTACTAATTAATGCTGAATCAATCCCAGGAGAGTTTGGCTGTCCTGTGGTAACAAGTCTTAATTATTATGTTGTAAGAAGTTGTGCAACAAACGAGAATTATGTAATGGAGACAGAGGAGACCTACGCTCTTAATACTAGAATATCTTATGATCAAGATTTATATATAGTGGTGGGTAACGCTAATGGTCTAGGTGGAGGTTATACAACTCTTCCGACGTCTCCTTGTGTTGATGAGCAAAACAGAGCAGATGGTGACCCTGGATTTACTGGATGTGCAACAGACTGTGGTGGATCTCAATACTTACGTTTAGCAGAGTGTACGACAGGAATTCAGCCTATAACACAATCCTTAAATACAGCAGGTTTTTGGTATGCTCTAGGCTTTGCAGTGAACGACTATGTTTATGCGCCAGAAACTCAAAAATGTTATCAAATTACCTCTGAAACTACTGATCGTATTGAAATTATTGATTTGACAGGAATGAATATAATCGCAAGTTGTAGCCAGTGTACTGGGGATGATTAACCCCTAAGCGTTATAAAATAAAAAAATTAAATTTAATCAAATCAAATGGAATCTATATTTATACAAATTGCTAGCTATCGCGACCCTGAGCTTATACCCACTATTGATGACTTACTTGCTAATGCTGACAATCCAGAGAGCCTAACAATATGCATTGCTCATCAACACAGTAAAGAGGATGCATGGGATACTCTAGAAAAGTACGCGCTGGATGGACGGTTTATAATTATAGACATACCACACTTAGAATCACAAGGTGCTTGCTGGGCAAGAAATCAAATACAACAACACTATAATGGGGAAACATATACATTGCAGCTAGACTCACATCATAGGTTTGTAAAAGGTTGGGATACTTTGTCTATCAATATGTTAAAAGATTTACAATCAAAAGGATATAAAAAACCCATGCTTACTGGTTATATTCCTTCGTATAATCCAAAAAAAGACCCAGAGGATAGACATCAAGTCCCGTGGGGTATGTTGTTTGACAAATTCATTGATGAGGGTATTGTTTTTTTTAAACCTTATCACGTTAACGATTTACCCGCTAATCCTATTAAAGCAAGATTTTATTCTGCACATTTTGCATTTACTTTAGGGGAATTTAGCACTGAAGTACAACACGATCCTTTGCTATATTTTCATGGAGAAGAAATAACTATAAGCGTTAGGGCCTTTACACACGGTTACGATTTGTTTCACCCTCATAAGGTTATAGCTTGGCATGAATACACAAGGGAGGGAAGAACAAAACATTGGAACGATGACCTAAGTTGGTCTCATAAAAACATAGTGTCACATACAAGAACTAAAACTTTACTCGGGGTAGACGGTCTCGTTTGTACACCGTGTAACGCTAAAAGTTTTGAAAAATATAATGTAGGGACTCAACGAACAATAAGTGATTATGAACTATACGCCGGTATACGGTTTAAAGATAGGGCAGTTACGCAGGCTTGTAAGAACAATGATCCACCTCCGGGAAATTTAACAGATAGGTATCTGACAAAGTTTAATTATTCTTTTACTTTTAATGCGAGCAGTTTTACTAAACAAGATTATGAATTTGCAGCGCTGATACTACAAGATAATAAGGGCAAAGAAGTATATAGAAAAGACTACTTTTATTTTACATCTATCTTAGACAGCCCAACATTTAAGATTAATGAAAACATAGTTACACCTTATAAATGGATTATATGGAGCTACTCAAAAACTAATGGCTGGGCTGAACGGATCGAAGGTTTGATATAAAAACTAACTAAAAAAAAAATTGTAATTTTGCATCTATGAGCGTATTAACATTCTGCGGGCAAACAGTTACAACAGGTCAAAATACTGGACAGACAATGGGTGGTCAAGCAGCGCCATCTGGATGGGGCAAAGGCGTTTTAACGGTTGCTAACATAACAACAATCACTTTGCCTTGTGATTTAATTATCGACGATGTAAATAGACCTTTTGTTCAGGCTAACTATGCTTCTTCTGGGTCTCAAGCTGATACTATTGGAATAATGGGTTATATAGCTGAGACTTCCGGAGGTGTAGTAGTAAGTTTTGTGCCTAGATTCGTTATACAAACTCCAGGTGTTAGCGCAGTAGCTGATTTTCTAAATCCTGTAGTAAAAGTTTTAACTACTGGAATTATTACTGCTGGCAATATTTTACGTGCTGGAGACTATACAATTGTAACTCTAACGCCAGTTGGACTTGACAGGAGCAACCCTTACGATAATGTAGCAGCTGGGACTGGGTTTATCTGTTTAAGAGGAACCTGTGTAACACCTACAGTAACTCCTGTCGTACCTTTAGTGCCTACGCCAATACCGTCAGTTACTCCCTCACCTGGTCCTGCACCCACGCCTTTTCCGGTTCCTACACCTAGGCCTGCGCCGATTCTTCCAAATCCTGTTCCTACTCCACTTATACCTCAAAGTGCTCAATACACTTTATCATACAGCGAAAACTCTAAGGGGTGGCCTTCTTTTTATTCATATAACCCTGACTACATGGTGGGGATGAATAATTATTTTTATACATTTTCACAAGGGAACTTATACAGACATAACACTAATGATTTAAGAAATAATTTTTATGACGTACAGTATAACTCTACTGTAACCAGTGTAATAAATGAGCTACCTATTACAACTAAAATATTTCAAACAATTAATTTGCAGTCAGACGAACCGTGGACAGTTACACTTAATACAGACCTACAAAATAACGGGTTTATCAGTAATGAGTGGTTTGAACTTAAGGAAGGATCTTGGTATGCAGCTGTGAAGAACACAACAATCTCACCTACAGTCATATCAAATTTTGCTTCAAGAGCTATTAATGGGATAGGACGAGCAGATAATTACTTTGGTCTACCATCAACACGACAGTTTGATTTTATTTCTAATCCAAGTTTTAGTATCGGATCTATATTGAGTATAGGAGATTTTTTATATTACAACAACGAACTAACCAATACTCCAATGCTAGCTGGACAAGTTATACAGATTAACATTAACTTAATGTTAAATATAAACAACATAGTAGTAGACGCTAGTATAGATGGCGCAAGTTCTCCTGACGTCTTAAATCCTTACGTTATAGGTGTTAAAAACGATACGGCGGAGTCTTATGGGTTACTAGGGCATTTCTGTAGATTTACAATAGAAAATATTGGGCCATCACCAACGGAGCTCTTTGCTGTACAAGCTGAGCTAATGAAAAGCTATCCATAAAAATTAGTATCTTTGTTAGTGTATGGAGTTTAATATTCGTAAACTAAATTCTACTGACTACGATAGCGTATTAGTAGGTTGGTGGAAAGACTGGGGATGGGAGCCTCCTGCTAAAGATTTTTTACCAGATAATGGTGAAGGAGGTTTAATAGTATTAGATGGAGACGTTCCTGTTTGTGCGGGATTTATTTATATAACTAATTCAAAAGTAGCCTGGGTAAACTGGATTATTTCTGACAAAAGTTTTGAGAATAAAGAAAATAGAAATAAAGCTATCGAAGTATTGTTAAAAAAGTTAGTGTCAATGGCTGTTAAAAATAAAAACTCTTATGTGTTTGCTAGCAATAACAACCTATCTTTAATTCAAAGGTTTGTAAATATAGGTTTTACTAAAGGATGTGAGAATACAACGGAAATAATATTTAAGATTTAAAATATGGGACTTGAAACAGCAGCAGTATTAGGAATAGGAAAAGCAGTTGGAGCGATTGGAGGCGCGGTCGGCAGTTTTGCTCAAGCCGGAAAGCAAAAAAGAAGGCAAATGGACGCGGAAAGAGCTGCAGCAAAATCAATGGCTGAAGCTAAATCTAAGCTTAATGAAAACTTTTACGAAGGAATGTCTGTTCAAAAAGAACCTTATGAATTAGAAAGAGAAGCATCGCTAGCAGGCTTAGGACAAATAGTCCAAGCTGGACAAGCAGGGGAGAGAGGCGTAGGCGCTATAGCGGGAAGAGCAGCTCTATACAACCAAAACCAGCAAGCTCAAACTAGAACAGCTATGGGTAATGAGATGCAAAATCTTGATAAGTTAGTCGCTGATGAAGATGCGAGGTTGAATAATGCAAAAATTAATTTGGATTTAGCAGAGGCGCAAGGGCAGCAACAGATTGCAGCCGATGCAAGAGCAGCAAGATCAGCCGCTCTTCAGCAAGGTGTTGGAGGATTAGGAAACGCTTTAACGGCTGGATTAACTGTGCCAGGGCTTTATGGAGCTGGAGACGGCGGCGCAGACATTTTCAATTCGGTCACGCAAAGGCAGATACCCAAAGGTTTTGCAGCGCTAACTGATAAAGGAATACAGGGTTTAGGAACATTTAAATCTATCATTAATCCTGAAACAACAAACCTATTTGGGGTAAACACAAACACAATAACACCATCTGTAGGGTTACCAAACACATGGCAAGAATTTAATTCTAAGCCAAACTAATAAATATAATATGGCAACAGGGTACGGTTACGTAAAAGATTCAAAGCCTTTACAAATAGATTGGCAGAGTGTAGGTGAGAAGATGAGTCTAAGTATTGATGCTGAAGTAAAAGATCGTCAATCAAGAAAAGATAAAATTAATGAAAGTCTTGCTAAATACAACAAAGATTTATTAAACCAACCTCAAGGAACCAACGCGGAGTCTAATAGATTTATGAGCGACTTCTCTTCAGATGCAGGAAATGCAATGCGAGAAGCAAAACGTCTTTTAAGAGGTGGCAACATGTCGGAAAGAGACTTTTATAAGTTCCGCGCTAACGCCACTCAAGGAACCGATTTAATGTTTGAGGCAGGTAAAAAATTTAATGCAGGGTACGATGAAGCAATGAAAAGGTTTGAGTCGGGAGAGAGTCAGGCTAAAGAAAACTTTATGCGTCAACAAACAGAAGGTTATTTAAACTTTGCGAACAACGGTGCTTACATTAATCCTCTTACTGGAGAAGTAAATGTAGCTAGAAGAGATAAAGAAACAGGAGAAATATCAACAGATCCAAATGATTTCGCCAATGCCTCCGAACTTGTACAACAAGCTACACGTCAATATAATAGTTTTAATGTAACTCAATCTATTAAGGGCGCAGTAGATGGGTTAGCGACAACCTTAGTGACGGAAGGAGACGGGAGATCTGTAAAGCAGTTATTTCAAGCCATGAACTCAGACCCTAAAGCGCAAGCCCTTCTAGATAAAGCCAAAGCAGATATGATTGCTTCGTTTACGGTAAACCCTGATAATGTTTCTAGTATTCTTACTGGTAACCTAGGAGGGTACGATTTTACCTATAGTGAAGAGGAAGCTGCGAAAGATGATAGTTTAATATTATTAAACCCTGATGGTACAAATAATTTTGAATCTACAAATGGTAAAAAGCAAAAGTTGAGAGCTGAAGAATTTATGCAAGCGCAATTTGAAGCAGCCCTAGGTGGAGAAACAAAAGAGAGACAGGAATTAACAGAGATTCAAAAGGTAAACACGAATCAAAGCCAGCAACAAATAAATCAGGCGCAGCAAAGAATAGACAACGCTGAAACACAAAATGTAGTAGATAATCAATTGAAAGGCGTGGCTAGCGTTCAAGCAGACCTAAGAATACTCGAGACCGAGAGGAAAAATAGAGAAGCTGAAAGGATAGCACTATTAAAAATAGACCAAAACAAACGCAAGGGGTCAGTAATTTTCGCTGATCCTGCTGCAGCATTTGAAGACTATATAAAGGCAGATGATATTGTTAAAGTTGGTTTATTTTCTAAAGACATTGATGAATCAATATTCAGTCCTAACACGGTAGCAACTAAGGAAATAATACAACCTTTAGTTAAAAAATTTGGAGACTTAGGGTTCTCTTTTACTTTAAACAACACACAAGACTTTTTTACAATTGTGGGTCCTAGCGGTGGAGAAGGTTTAAGAATAGATTATGATGAAGATGAAAATGATGCTGGAGAGTCATATCAAAAAATGATGACCTATATAAGGGGTGAATTTAAAGATGATGAGTCTTTAGTGTCTAAATACAGCATAATTGGCTATGATCCTTATGGTCCAGGATCTTATGATGTAGATGCATCTGGTCGGCCTACCAACCGCGGTGTTGGTGGAAAGTATAATAAAGAATAAAATATGAATGAAGAAGCTTTAAAAGACGCATATGATTTATTTGTTACTGAAGGGTATGAGGGTTCTATAGAAGAGTTTTCATCTTTACTTAGTAGTAATCCAGAAGCTTTAAAAGACTCCTACTCTCTTTTTCAAAGGGAAGGCTATGAACAGCCAATCGAATCTTATGAAATTCTAATGGGGGTAAAAAAAAAAGGCGAACCCGAATTGGTTTTACCGTTGGGCGATGGTTCTTCGGCGCTACCTTCATTCCCTCCGAGTGAAACTTTCAATATAGACGGTAAAGAGGTTACTGAACAAGAATTTATAGACTATGAGAATGAAATAGTCACTGAAAAGGTACAGTATGATCCCAGAGAAGATGATGACCAAGGTACAGAAATATCCTACAGGAGAGGTGCAGACCAATTTGAAAAATCTCTTTCTTATATAACACCAGACCTTATAGATCGAGAGGAAGAGGAGGTTGTAGATAGGATGAACTATCTATTTGAAGAAGATGGCTTTGAATTTACCGAAGGAGGAGGACTTTTGTCAGGCTTTGATGGGATGACGGTTAAGTCTAAAAACACTGGAGAAGAAATGGTGGTAAACTTAGATCCTGTGTTAGGGGATTTAGCTGGAGGACAAACGGAAGGAGCTCAGGAATTACAAAACTTTATTAAACAAAATAAAAAAGAGCAATCAAAAATGGATGCTCTAGAAAAAAGCTATGACAATGAAAGAAAGAAATATTTCAGCGCAAAAGCAAGGCAAAATGATATTGAGTCTTTTTCTCTACAAGCAGAAGCATTAAATAAAAGAATAAAAGCATTTTTAAAAACAGAAGGTCAAGTTAAAACTGCAATGGACGCGTTAATGAATCAGCCCAAAGAAATTCAAGCAACTCCTCAATGGCAAGCATCTTATGCGCAATTAAAAACACAGCAGGCACAAGTACAATCTGAAAAAAATTCATTAAGAAAAGAGGGCGCTTCGTTTAAACAAATGCAAAGCGATTTAAATAGAGCTACAGGAGAATATTTATTAATGAAACAATCGGATAGCTCCTCTAATATACTAGAAACTTCATTGACTAGCGTTAAGGGAATGATTAATAAATTTCTTTCAGGTAGTACAGATGTAGCCGCGTCAGGTGTTGGCGCTGCAATGGACTTATTCTATGGCGTTGGTCAAGCGTTTGATGACGATTTTCTCATGAACAGAGAAGAATATAGAGATAGTTATGAAGATATAGCAGACTATTTAAATGTCAGTATCCCGGAGGGAGCTGTAAAAAATGAAAAAAAATTCCAAAAATGGCTTGATTCTTTAGCAGATACACCGGTCGATAAAGAAAAGTTTAAAAAATTAGGATGGGACCTTGAAAGAACTTTAGTTTCTGGAGGTACTACAATGGTGTGGAAAAATAATGGCGGTCTTTTAGGTAATGGTGGGTATGAAGAGGCTCCAGAAGGCTTATTAGATGGAAACTTAAAAAATACATTTCAACGATTAGTGAAGGATCAAAAAGTTAAATCTGTAAAAAATCCAACGAAAAAATTTGTGAGGGAGATAACTGATTTTTTAAAATTTGACGATGTCAGTGATGAGTTAGTAGCAAAACAAAGCGAAGACAGTATTATTATGGAAGGTCTTTATGGGGTATCTAAATCCATGCCATCAATGCTTCCTATGATTTTATCTAGGGGCAAGACAAAATATAAAGGAGCTAAAGGACTGCCCGCTAAAATTGTTCAAAGCTTTAAAAATTATATAACGAACAAAGGAAGGGTAGGAACCACAACAATGATGAGCTTCCTACAGACAGATGCCCTGATGCGGGAAATGGAGAATGATCCCACCTTTAATTTCATAACTGAAAAAGAAAAGAGAAAACTAACACTTCCTTTAGCTTTATCTACTGCCATACTAGAAAGTTATGGGTTAAGAAACGTAATTCAAAATAAAACTTTACTAACAGGACTTCTAAATAATGTCACTAAAATATTACCCAAAGGAGCTACAGCAAATCAATTTACACGAGCGATTAAAAAAATTATTGAAAGCAATGTAGCGAAAGGTTTGTATAGTAGTAAAGGGTTTAAAGCTTCATCACGGCTTGCTAGAGGATTTTTAGCTGAAGCAGAAACTGGAGGACTACAGTCAGCTGCGGAAATAAAAATGAAAAATGTATGGAATTCATTTGAAGAAAAAGCTTTGTTCAGTACACCTGAAATGTGGTCGGAGGAGTTTGGTAAGCAGGTCATAAGAGGAGCTTTAGCAGAAGGTGTAGGAGGATTTGTAATGAGTGTTCCTAGCGCTGTATTATCTAAAGCATCAGAAAATAAACTTGAAGAGTTGTCACAAGAAACTTTTGAGCTGTTTGAAAAATTTGGTACTGATAAAACTACGATGTTAGCCTACAAAAATAAGCTACAAACTGAAGTGGATAGTGGAGATAAAACTCAAGAACAAGTTGATTTGGAATACCAAGAGTTTGAAATATTATCAAACACCGCAAACAAATTGATCGGCAGCGATTTATCTATAGAAGACAGACAGTCTGCGCTAAATAAAATAAATCAAATAAATCAGCTAGAAAAACAAATGGACGAGTTACCTTCGAAAGAATTAGGGACTTACCAACGAAAGAAAGCTCAAGTAGATTTTTTAAAAGAACAACTATCAGAAATAGGAAGATCAGAGGCACAAGCTCAATCGGAATTATCCAGTGAAATACAAACTTTTGAGCAACAAGATGACACCACAACAGCGCCGGAGACTGACACAAAAATATCCCCAGAAGAAGTAGGTATAGACGAAGAGGTAACCGAAGAAGACAGGAGTGACATAGATGACTTTTTTGACGAAACGGTAGAGTCTAACGAGGTTATATTAGACAATCTAAGTATTAATAACGCTCCAGAAGGGGAGACAGCACCAGTTAGAGATAGTAAAATGCAAGTGTTTGTTATTAGGGCAGCTAAAAAAGCAGCTGCATCCATTAAAACATTGCTTCCAAATGTAAAAATGGTTATACATCAAACACAAAAACAGTATGAAGAGGCGACTGATGGTCGAAAAGGCGCAGGATTTTTTAGAATTAATGACAATTCAATACACGTTAACCTAAATAAAGCAGGGAGAACTACAGTGGCTCATGAAGTATTTCATGCGTTAGTTAGGGACAAGATAGGAGATAAAAATGGAGGCAAGCAAATTGTAAATGCCATGTCTTCTTTAATTGGTTCAATAAGAAAAACTTTACCAGAAAACTCTGAGTTAATTGAGTCTATGGATAAGTTTGTAGCAAACTATGACAGCAACTCAAAAGAAATAAATGAAGAGCGAGCAGCAGAATTATTTGGAATATTAGCAGGACAGTATGAAACTTTGAGTACACCTAGCAAAAATAAAGTAATTGAGTTTATAAAATCTATAGCAAAAAGATTTGGACTAAACCTAGGAAGTGACTTTACTCAAACAGATCAAGATGTTATCGATCTATTAAACACTGTAGCTCAAAAAGTTAGATCTGGAGAGACAATTTTAGAAGAAGATTTAGTAGCCTTAGACGATACCTCCCAAGATAAAGAGCTGGATAAAGAGCAAGAACAAGGTGAAGGTGGCCAAGTGGGAACGTTTACGTTTCCAGAGGACACTACAGGAAAAGAACAAAAAGCCCCTAGCGTATCTACTGACATCAGATCATACGCGTCTCTTATACAAGACAGAAGTTTGTCTGACTTTAATGGTCAATCATTTGTCACCAATATGTATGACTTTACTAATGCAGGACCAACAGAAATTGCACCCGGCATTACACTAGAGTTAGATGGTGGTAAAAGTTACGTACCGATGATGATGGAAAGACAAGGCTTAAAGATTGGAGACAAATCAAACCTAGCTGCTTTTAATACTAAAGATAACGCTGAAGCGTTTATAAGAAATTCTATTAAAGGAAACGCTAATTTATTCGCTCCTCACGTAGGAACCAAAAGAGTTTCGTGGCAATATCAACAGAATATATTTGAGCAATTAACGAATGCTGCTTTGAATAATAACATACTATCTAACGAGGAATTAATAAGCGTATTTAATGAAGGCTTAACTAGTAAAAATGGAGTTAAATATTTTAATATATTTAAGAAAAAATTAGGCAAGGATATAAAAAACTTAGATTCATTTATTAGTAATCCTCAGCAGTTAATTGATCTTCTTGATATCAACAATAATTATTCTCCTAATTTAAGAAAAATATTAAATAATACACTTTCAACTAATAAAAAATATCAAAAAGCAGTAGGAGTAAAAGAACAAATAGCCTTTGTTAGTAAATTTGAAGATCCTTTAAACATAGGGATTAAAGACTTTGATTTGATGAGTGTTGTTGAATTTGACAATAAAACATTTGAAATATCTAAACCAAAAAAAGGAGCTGTAGATTATCACCCGTCATTTGCTTTTACTATTAAAGCTGACATTAAGGGTATATATCAACCCACTAATTTTTTACAATCTATCGACGTAACTAGTAGCTACACGAAATACAATAAAAAAGGGACCGTAGTGTCCAAAAAAGAAACTGTAGGAAAAGAGAAATTTAGCACATCAAATGTATCTAGCACCGCGGGATCTGGACCTAAACTCGCTAAATTTGACGAGATTCAAGGACTAGAACAAAGATCACCTCTAGAGTTAGGGCTTTTGTATAAGATGAATAAAAAAGGATTCATGCCTACCAATATTTCAGAAGGTCCTTTAATTAAATCAGCAAGGGCTTATGGTCTTAGAGTGGAAAGGGATTTTATAAAAGAAGGACCAAGACGTGGAGACTTTGCAGGGTATCATTTTTCAAAAGACGGAAATTTTTTTAATCCTAGATCGGGAACAGGAACTATTCAAGGACGTGAACAAAAAATGGATAATACAAATGATTTATTTGAAGCTATTGTCCAGGGAAGAGAAGAAGGGGGGTTCTCGGACTCTGAAATAAAAGATTATTTAATTAGAAACACAGACTTTAAAGCTCTGCAAATAAACAAAGCATTTAAAACTTTAAGTTCTCAGGCCTTTGATTCTTCTACATTCAGAGAGTTTCCAAGAAGCTTTGGTAACATAAAGGGAGGTTTTAACGCTGGGTTAAACCTAATGTCTAAGATTGATGATTATTATCAAAAACTTGTAGAAAAAAACAACAGATTAAAAGACAAGGTAGCAAAAAAAACTAAATCAAAGTATGATGAGTTAACTGATTATGGAGCTCTTACTCCACTTACTGAAGATCAGCTAAGAGAAAATGTAATAGAATGGTTTACAACTTTACCAGAGTTTACTAAAGAAGGCGGCAAAGGAAAGGGTAGGACTTCTCAACAGTTAACAATGGAGAAGGATTTATTAAATCTTATGCTTCCAGATCCTCTTAGAGCTAATCCTGAAAGAATAGCTTCTATTAATAAAAGAATAAGAGAAATTAAATTTGACGAGAAGAACTTAAAAGAGATTCAACGTCAACTTAGAGCTTATATAAGATCTGTACTACCTAGAACTATATATACTAAAACAGAGACTGGAAGATTATTAAAATTAGTAAATGAAATTAATGCATCAAACATAGAGTCGGTTAAAAACGAAGTTACCAAAGTAGTAACTGAGAAGACCAATCAATCTTTACAGGAAACAATACTAGATATTTTAAATAGAAAAAATCAGATAATACAAACAGGAAGACTAAAAGGTGTAAAAATTGATAATGAAACAAGAAAGCGGTTGATTAAAATCAATAACATGGTTTTAGATCCAAAAGCTACAGGCGATCAGCTAAATGAAAAGATAGCGGAGTTATTAGAAAAATATAATGAAGCAGCAAAAATCTCTCAGGAGATAGATGGTAAGCAAAAAATATCTCTTAAAGATGATTTAAATCAAGCGGAAATAGATTTAATGGCAGAGCTTACTATTGCCATGCAAATAAACAACGCGTTTACTCAGGAAATGAATGATCCTAATAAGACCACCCTGCTAGGTAGTGTTCTTAATAGCCTTAATCAAATGGAGGCGACTGGTAAAGCTTTGTTTGAATATCAACTAATAGAAGACGCTGCGATTTACAGAGAGAACTCACGAAAAGCTTTTAAAGAAATCACTGGTATAGATTTAGATCCTTTAGCGTCTTTAGTAGAACAAGGCTTGGACAAGAAAGATATTACCACAGCAATGCTTAATCGTGAATATAAAAGATTAAAAGACGAAGTCGCTTTGGATCAAGAGAGAGTTACTCCTGAGAAGAAAACTAAAATATTAGGACGCGTAAAAGATAGCGTTTTAAAAATATTAAGATCTCTGGATGAGACTTTTTTAGGCACCGCCTCAGATCTAACGGCATTAATAGAGCAAATTTCAACACAGCCTGGTGAAATATTTCAAGGCGATATTCAACTACAAAATGATCAAATAAGAGCTGGGACTAGAGAGTATAAACAAAGAATGATGAGCCAAGAACTGCAGATTAGTCAAAAAATGACAGATTTGTATGGAAAGAGTTGGACTAAGATAAATAGAAAAAATTCTAATCAAACAGAATCAATCGTATACAGTGAAGAAAAGCAACGAGTATTAGAGGCAGAGCTAAAAAAAATAGAAAGCAATAAAGAATTAACTTCAGCAGAAAGAACTATAGCATTAAAGAAAAAGCATGCTGAGATAAATTCTAACATAATGCCTATAAGTCAAAACCAATTGCTTTATTATTATAGTCAAATGCAAGACCCTTCATTGGCGAAAAGTTTTGAGAACACATTTAAACCTACTGATAATTATAATAACGAGTTTGAATCTAGAATAAGAAAAGAAATAGAAAATAAGTTAGATCCTAAGTTAAAAGAATTTTCTACATGGTTAGTTCAGGAGTATTATCCATCTGTATACAATCACTATAATGATACATACAAGAAAATATATAGAACCGACATGCCGTGGAATCAATTTTATGCGGGTCGTCTTTATCGTCAAAATACAGAGGATGCTGACTCGTTAGACTTGTTAGCCGATAGCATGTCCTGGATAACAAATGTCGCCTCCTCTAGCTCTAAAGCAAGACAACAAAATTCTAACCCCATTAAACAAATTGACGGTATTGATGCTCTCTTAAACTACACGAGAGACATGGAGTATTTTGCAGCCTTAGCAGTTCCGATTAGAGACATAAATAAAATGTTCACAGACCCTTTAATAGTTAACACAATTGAAAATGAATTTGGAAAAGATGTTCTTAATTTAATAAATGCATCAATTCAAAAAATTGCTAATAAAGGAATACGACAACAGAGAGAGTCTTCTATTATAAATGTTATGAACAACTCGTTTTTGTTGGCTCGTTTAGGATTAAATCCAACATTAATAATAAAACAGATGACATCATTTGTTACCTATGCTAATGACATAGGGTATATTAATTGGATATTAAACGCTCCATCTATACCAAAAGGTATTGCTGCGTATAAAGAAATTATGGCTAATTCTGTTGTGCTTAAAGACAGGTATAATAAACCTATCACGGAGTCTATAGAAACCTATGCAGAAAAAAAGTTTACTGAATTAAACGGGTCACCTTTAGATGCTATAGGTATAACAAAAGAACGACAAAACACCTACACCAGATGGTTAATGTCAACAACTATGACCGGAGATAAAGCGGCAATTATATTTGGTGGAGTTCCTAATTACTTATACTATAAGAAACAATTTAAAGCTAAAAACCCAAAAGCTACAGAGAAAGAAGTTATAGATTATGCAATTAAAAGATTTGAGTCCGACACTTTAAGGACTCAGCAATCTAGCGACTTGCAAGATAAAGATTACTATCAAACTGGTGGCGCCTTAGCGAGAGCTTTTAATATGTTTTTGACAACACCTAAACAATACTTTAGAAGAGAAATTATAGCTGTTAGAAACATGAATAGAATTATTGCGTCGGGAGGAAAAAAAGGTAAAGGAAGTTTTGGAGAAAATCTAAGAACCTTTGCTACATACCACATTGTTATGCCAGTTTTTTTCGAATGGGCATCACAAGGTTTCCCAGGGCTTGCAAGAGATGGCGATGATGAGGATTTACAGGATCTTGGAATGGCAGCAATTATAGGAAATATAAATGCAATATTTATATTAGGAGATATGGTTGAGATTTTTAGTGATTATATAACAGGGAAGCCTTGGGCGGACAAAGCTCCTACTCTTCCGGCATTATCACAAACTACGAGAATTTTGTCCCTTCTTTCACAAGCGGAGAAAACAAAAGACCCAAAAAAGAGAGCGGAGGCGATGAATAAATTTTATGGGGAGCTTGCAACCCTCTCTTCACTTCCAATACCAACGCTTCAGAGGTTTGTAGATAACTGGGGAGACTTATTAAGAGGAGACTCTAAAGACACGGGTCAATTTATATTAAAGCTTTTTAATTTTTCTAAGTATGCTCAAGGAGATAGAAAAAAGAAGAAAACAACTATAAAAAAACGAAAAACTAAAAAAAAATCTAGATTTTCTAATGATATCTTAAGAAAATTACAAAATCAAAGAAAGAAGCAAAGACTCAACAGACCATTTTAAACTATAAACTATGCCATTTAAAAGTGAAGCGCAAAAAGCGTACATGTATAAAAACTTACCGAAAATAGCAGAAAAATGGGAGAAAGAAACTATTTCTGATAACCTTCCTAAACGTTTACATCCTAAAAAGAAAAAACCTTCATTGATAACACAGCGCAGAAGAAGTAGGTTAATTAAAAAACGAGCATAGAAATTAAGTACATCACTATTAAAGTAATGCAAACAGCAGCTATAAAGTCATAATCCTGCTTAAACTTCATCAGTCACTGACTCTCCCACTCTACGTAGTTTCTTGGTTAAAGAGTTAACTTCTCCTTTTAAGGTTGAGTATTCTTTATCCATTAAATGTTCGTAAATAGTGTTTAGTGAGGTATGAAGCTCAGCCATTACAAAATTTATATTTTGTATTCGCTTGTGCTCAATTGGAGGTAAACCATTCATGCTCTCTAAGTTATAAATAATTTTTGAAATATAAAAAAGTTAAACCTTTTTACTTAAAACTTGATTCTTATTATAATAATCTAAATAAGTATCACTATCTATGGCTGTTAAGCTAAGAAAAGTTATATGATGCACGTCAAGAACTGTCATAACAAAGAAATAAGGTTTCTTTAATTTTATAACTCCGGCTAATTCAAACTCATCATCAGGAGTATACTGGTAATTTTCATCAATATAATTTTCAATTTGTAAAACTAAACTTACTGATTTTTCTAAATCCAGGCGCATCAGCTCTAATATAAAGTCGCTTTCAAAGGTGTAAACAACACCTTCTTCTATTGTCTCATGTACCTTTGTGTACCTCTGCTTTAAATCCATGTTCTTTTAATTCTTTAATACGATACTCCTGGAGCTTAGACACCCTGCCTTTTTTTGTTTTTACCTCAACAAATAGTATGTCTTTGTCTGAGTGCAAAGCCAACAAATCAGGTATACCATTCTTGTTTGTCTTGATAAGCTTAAGAACGTAGTACCCTTCAGCCTCCAGTTCTTTAATCTTTTTGGCTTGTACTTGTTGTTCCGTCATCTATAAATTTAGTAAATCTTTTTTGAAATGATTAAGGGTATAGTCCTTCTTGTTAATAACTGCCTTATAGATCTGGTCCTCTATACCCCCCTTAGAGAAGATCCAAAACACATCGCTTTTTAATCGTTCTTTAGTAGTCATCCTATCGCGAGACTGCCAGTAACTAGTAGCACTAAAGTCAATATTATAATAAACCAAACAGTCTGCTTGACGTAAACTTATACCCTCTCTTCCGCTAACTATTTGAAGGGCAATACTTTTGCTAGTGTTAACAAATTCTTCTAGATCTGTAGTCAAATTATCCTGAAAAACCTCCTTTAAAGCTTTGAGCTCCTGTTTAAACTTGTAAAA